TCTTATCCAGTCGCAATTGCCGAGAAGCGTAGTATGAGCAGATGTGTCCTTAAGCTCACCCAATTATATCAACACCAAGTTTTTGGCGAAGATGAAGCAGACGCATTCAAAAGAGTAAATAATCAATAAATAAATTAAATATGTATCAAATTAGAGGTAAAATAATACGATTAGAAAAAATAAATATCAATTCACCAAAGGGTGACTTTGTAAAAATGCTAATTACAATTGAAAAAGTTGGTTCAAATTTTAAAGATGTCAATCAGTTTGAAGTGTTTGGCGAAGAAAATATCGCAGTAATTGAGAGTTCACAAAAGCTTCAAGAAGGACAGATTGTCAACATTGACTTTTATATTTCAAGTAATGAATTTAAAGGCAAGTTCTATACAACTTTAAAAGTGAAGGAATTAAGAATAGAGGATTCCTTTGTTGAAGAAACTGACCAAGCACCATTTTAAAAACAATTTCTGCAATCCCTCGTTTCCTTTTCTGTTATTTTTCTCTATTTTCTATGGAGACGGGGGGTTGTTTTATAAAATAGAGACATGAAAAAAACATATTTTCCACACGATTCTAACGCAAGGAACGATTACAAGCTAATTAAGTTAAGATCAAAATACAATTATGAAGGTTTTGGCATATATTTTGCATTATTAGAATTGCTCTTTTCTGAAAATAATAAATTAAGAATTGACGATTTTGAGACACTTGCATTTGGTTTGCAATGTGATTCAACAATTTTAAAAGATATTATACAAAACTTTGATTTATTTGAATTTGAGGGCGATTTCTTTTATTCTAAACGACTCTCTAAAACATTAGATGATATATGTCAAAAGAGCTTAAAAGCTTCGGAGAACGCAAAAAAGAGATGGACTAATACAAAAGCTATGCAACCGCAAAGCAACCGCATTGCTATTAAAGTAAATGAAAGTAAAGTAAAGAAAAGTAAAGTAAATAAAATAGAAGAAAGAATACGTGACTTTAAAAAGTCAGTATTTTCCCACAATGATTTTGACAATAAAGATTTAGAAGACTTCTTCTTATACTGGTCAGAATTAAACAAGTCACCACACAATCCAAAAATGAGGTTTGAGCTTGAGAAAACTTGGTCTTTGAATTTAAGACTTAAACGTTGGGTAAACAATGGATTTAATAAAGATAAAAACAAACTGCCAGACTATTTTGACGAGGTCTTGTATAAGAAAATGGATATAAGTTCAAAAAAGGAATATGAAAAAAAGCTAAAACAAAACGGGTTTTCTTATTCTTACAATCCAAATTCTGGTGGCAAGTGGATAAAAAAAGCGGGGGTGTGAAGGTTGTTAAGATTTGGTCGTCACCCAACCTTATGTGTTCTAACACCCCCTCTTTGACTAACATCAAACCAACATGAAAGAGTTTCAACATAAAAATCTTAAAATTATTAATGCTGACTGTATGGAAATAATGAAACAATATCATGATAATTATTTTGATTTGGCGATTGTAGACCCCCCATATAGAGATAGTAAAGAAAATGACATGAATCAATTTAGTAGAAAAAATATAAAAAAAGGAAGATTAAAAGATTGGCATAATAAACCAAATGAAATATATTTTAATGAATTATTGAGGGTGTCAAAAAATCAAATCATTTGGGGTGCAAATAATTTCAATTTAAATTTTAAGGGCTTTATAGTGTGGGACAAAAACATTGCCTTTGACATGAAATTCAGTCAATGCGAAATTGCGAGTTTGAGCAGTGGATTAGCAACTATATCAAAGATGGTTAAAATTAGGGCTTCAGGGGCGGAAAAAAGAATTCACCCAACGCAAAAACCAATTAAACTATATGAGTGGTTATTGGAAAATTATGCACAAAAAGAATATAAAATAATTGATACTCATTTGGGTAGTGGTTCAAGTTCAATCGCAAGTCATTATTTTGGTTGCAAAGAGTTTGTGGGAATTGAAATAGATAGTGAGTATTATAATGAAAGTATCAAAAGAATAAAACAACAAACCTCACAAATAAAATTATTTTGAAAGAAAGCCAAATTCAAACCGCAATAATAAATTACATCAAGCTACAATATCCGAAGGTTTTATATTGTGCGAGTGCTGGTGGATTAAGGACATCAATCAAACAAGCAAAAATGATGAAAGCCACTGGCTATGTGCGGGGAACACCAGACATTGCGGTTTATGAACCAAGAGGAAAGTTTCATTCTTTGTTTCTGGAAGTTAAAACATTAAAGGGACGACCAACAAAAGAACAATTGTGGTGGCGAGATCAATTGAATAAAAGAGGTTTTGTCTCTGAAATAGTGTATGGATTTGACGAAGCAAAGATAATTTTGGATAAATACTTAAATAATCAAATAAAATGAAGATAAAAAGAACATTTTTCACAACAAGAAACAATGGTATTTTTAACAATTATGAAGATACTAACAACTTATTGTTCACAATAATGTATTATAAAAACAAAAAATTCAAAGAAAAAAACTTTATATTAAGGGACTTAAAAAAAAACAATAGTATTGTAAAACATATTTATAAAAAACTAAAGAAGAAATTTAACATAATAGAAATAGACACAAGCAGACTTTCTTTTTTAGAATATAACCTTTTAAAAAATTTAGAAACACCAAGCATTGTAAATTGTGTCAAAATTAAGCAAATATCTGGAAGAAAATTACGAAAGACTTAAAGAGATTGCGTATAAAATAACGAGTGAAAAGTCACCAGACAAAGACGACTTGTTGCACGAAACAATTGTTGCTTTATACAATAGCGACAAAAAAAAGATAGACGATTTAATAAAAAATAAAAAACTATTGTTTTGGATTGCGAGAATAATGGTCAACCAATATCACTCAAGGACAAGTCCTTATTGGCATAAATACAGAAAGTATTATAAAAGGATAAATGAAAAGTTTGTTTTAGGTTGTTGGCAAGATCAATACATAAACAACACGCCTTCAAGGTTGCACAGAATAATCCAAGAAGACGAAATTGAAGCAAAGAAACAAATTGAAAAAGGGCTTGAAGAAATAGACAAAAAATTAAAGAAAATTCATTGGTTTGATAGTGAGGTTTTTAGAATTTATTATTTGGGTGAAGTAAATGGAAAGCCATTTTCTTTAAATACTATGGAAAAAGAAACGGGAATAAATAGAAGCACTCTTTATAAATCAATTAAAAAAGTAAAAAAGATTTTAAAATGTTAAAAAAAGAAGAAGAATTTATGGCTAACGCACTAATGACAATAGTTGGTTTAATTATTATTATTTTATTAATCATTGCTTTATGGTAAAATCAAAAGGACTTGGAGACGACATCAAAAAAATAACTGACAAGCTGGGAATATCTAAAGCGGTTAAAACTATATTTGGCGATTCGTGTGGGTGTTCTGAACGTCAATCTAAATTGAACGCTATGTTCCCAAATTTTAAGAACATAAGAGCTTTCACGCCAGACGAGAAAAAAGTATATGAAAAAGTGATAGTTGAAGTTCAAAAAAGTCCAACAATATCACGAGACAATCAAACTGCACTGGGAATTTTATATAAAGCCGTGTTTAATGCACCAGCAAAGTGGTCAAGTTGTTCGCCTTGTAATAAAAGAACATTAAAAAACCTACAAAAGATATATGAAAAAAGTTGTGACGTGTAGTCAATTATTTAGATTCTGTCTTAGTTGTGCAAGAGAAACACTAATAAAAGACGATTGTTGTTATTTCTGTAAAAAGAAGTTTATTTTAACGGCTTTAACAGACGATTTAAAAATCATGCCAAGAAAGAAGTATGAAGAAGCACACTGAAATTTATATGAACTTTTTTGGATATTCAAAAACTTGCTTTGTTCCTTGTGAAATGTGTCAAGATAGGGCGGTTGATATACACCACTTAACCAAACAATCAAAATTTGGTTCAAAGAAAGAGAAAGACTATATTGAAAACTTAATGGCTTTGTGTAGAGATTGCCATAATAAATGCGAGAACGATAATATGTTCAACATGTTTGCAAGAATAAAGCATTTAGAAAACACTTGTCATCAAATATATGGACTAATAGAACACGAAAAACGCTTTAAAAAAAAGTAATGGAATTAATAAAACACATATTTGGATTTTGTGGTGAGCCACATTTGAACATTATAACATTAATAATTAGCACACCAATTATGATATATTTAACTCACTATATAAACCAACTCTTTAAATAATGAAAATAGATCACATTGAATTATCAAAGTTAAAACCAGCCGAATACAATCCGAGAACAATAACCAAAAAGCAATTCAAGGATTTGACTAACTCAATTTCTAAATTCGGAATTGTTGACCCGTTAATTGTCAATTCAGATTATACAATAATTGGTGGTCATATGAGATTTCGCATACTATTGGAAAACAATAAGAAACAAAAAGAGCCAATCAAAGCACCTTGCGTCATATTAGACTTAACAAAAGAAGACGAAAAAGAACTAAACATTAGATTGAACAAAAATGGCGGAGAGTGGGACTTTGATATGTTAAGCGACTTTGATGTTCCAGAATTGAAAGACTGGGGATTTAAAGAAATAGAGCTTGGCTTAAACATTGACAAAATAGAAGAAGAAGAAAAGGAAGACGAATATATTATCACCATAAAGGAAAAGAATATATCTAAAGCAAATCAATTATTTAAAGAATTAGACGAAAGGGGTTTAGATGTTAAAATAAAATTATGATAAGTATAGGAACAGATTTTAGCGGTATAGGTTCACCAGAACAAGCGTTGATGAAAATGGGAATAGAACACAAATCAATGTTTGCTTGTGATGTGGATAAATACGCAAAACAAAGTTATTTAGCTAATTATAAAACAGAAAACTTTTATAATGATATTACTAAAAGAAATCACAATGAAGCACCTTATGTAGATTTATATGTTGCTGGGTTTCCTTGTCAAACATTTTCAATGGCTGGAAAAAGAAAAGGTTTTGAAGACACAAGAGGAACTTTGTTCTTTGATTTGTTGAAATATTTGAAAGCTAAAAAACCAAAATACTTTATATTAGA